TTTTTTTTTTTGTTTCTTCAAAAACAGATTAAGTTTTTGTATGTTTTTTTCTTTTGGTTTATATTTCATAATACCCATCCATTAAATATTGCATCTTGACTTGGGTCTATATCATCGTTCGAATTTGAATAATATTCTGGAAATAAATTCTGATTAAAATTCATATAATCAATAAATCTTCTTGTGTAATATTCTGCATACTCCCTCGCTTTAGCAACTAAATAATCTAATTCTTCTTTTGTTGCTGATTCACTATTTTCTGAGGTGTGCTTAAATACACCCCCGTTTTTAATTTGAAATGCCGCAAATGGTATGTAATCAACTTGAGTGTACCATATTAACATAGGTTGTATATGTGAAATCATTAAATTATAATAATTTGGATTAAGATCCTCCGTTAAAGTGTCGGCTTTAATTAATGCCTCAAATTTTTCATATAACTCTGTTCCTAAAAAGTTTTGAATATGAATTGTTTGCGATATGCGAATAAAATATATAAATTTGCTCGTATCTACATTGCCATCTATAAGACTATTTCTTACTAAATCGGTTCTATTAATAAATAAAGGTGTTGCCATAATTTTTTATTTAGGATATACTCCTCTTCCTATTTGTTTATCTGTTGCTTTTTTTGCTAAATCTGAGCCTCTTGGATTTTTTAAATAACTTTTTGGTATTGATCTAACTTTTCTGTAATTATTTAAGTTCTCTGAAATCTCTGTATTGCTTTCTAATCTGTATAAAACTCTTTTCCAAATATGTTGACAGTAAACTCCTCCTTTTAAAGTGAAAATATTATATGGTAAATCCGGTTTATGTCTAAATTCTGTATTAACATTCTCATCTTTTCTAACTCCTTTTCCATTTTCTATTGATAATTTGCCAAAACTTGCGTTGTCAATATCTTCTAATCTCCAAACTAATCCTCCTTGAGTTAATCGCATCATTTCTGTACAAAATGTTCTAGATTTACTTTCATTTGCTCTCATACCTCTAGCGTATTTATATCTAATTTTATATAAACCATTTTTAGAGTCTAAAGAACTGAACGTTGATCCATCTTTAACGCTTCCAACATTTCTTTCTGTAGCTTCTTTTAAACCTATTAAATTTCTAATTTTATTTAAATTAGATTTCTTTTCTTTAATTAAATAATTTGCCCAGTCCTCATTACTATAATCTGAATCCTCGTTTAATTCATCTACATAAATCCAATTGTCTGCCATTTTTTGGCCGCTTGTTCCTAAACTGCCTAAAACTACCTTTACATCTTCCTCAGATAATTCAGTATTCATTTTAACGCAATTATTTACTGTCTCGCCTTTTTTATTTTTTTTAGTTCCTTTTTTTTGGTAGCCATCCCAACAAGGTTCTTTTAACTCTGTATGATTTTCGCAAGGCATAAAATAAATAATTCCCTCAACTTCCATTTCGTGAAAACCTCCACAACCTATTTTTTCAGCCTCTGCTATTGCTTCCTCTTTTGTCTCATAGGCTTGTTTGCCTCCAATCTTTTTAAGACTTAATTTTTCCATCTCTATTCCCGTTTCTTCTTCGATGCTTTCTTTGTCTTGTATAGATTTGTCAACCTCAGTAAATTCTAAAGGTTGGAGAGTTGTAAAATATAGATTTAATGAAATATCATTATAGGATAGTATTTTGTCAAAAGCATTAATTAATAATTCTTGATAGGGTCTAATAACTGTATTATCCATTAGTAAAGATGCTGTTTTAATTTCATCGGCATTATTACCTAGACCGCTATTATCTTTTATTCCTAATAACATAGGCGAAACTATTCTATGAGCTACTAAAATTTTAGATTGACTTTCTTTGCTTAAAAATTCATATTGTTGGGAAGCATCACTTAACTGAACAGGAGTTATTTCTGCTTGACTTTCTTTGTTATCATTAAAAGCAAGAATGAATTTGCCAGCATTAGAGCTACCAGAAAATTTTTGTGCTATCCGTTGTTCAATTAATTCTCTTTGTTCTTGATTAGGTGTTCCGTTATTAAAATTTATAAGCATCGAGGGAGCGAGGCCTTGCATAATATTATTGAGATGGTAATTACTAATTTCTTCTTCAAGCTCTGTATATTGTAATCCTCCTTGGTAAGAAACTGGGGAGTAATAATAAAATCCAGATTTATAAGGTTTTATATAATAAATTTCAATATTTTCTTTGCTTGTTCCAAATGCCGGTATTCTTAGAGGTTTGTCCGAAGGTTTAATAGACGGCCAATCGTTCCAATAATAATAACCTTCTATATCTCCTTCTTCATTTGCTTTTTCTGCTCTTAATGTCTCTATTGGAAAGTGTTCACACATTGAGATTTTATTCCCTGCCTTATTATAAATTATTTGAATAGCAGCTTGACCCATTAAATAAAAATCATAACAAATCTTTTGTATCATATCGGGTTTTAAAAGACTAATCATTTGAGCATATTGATCCGGTCTTCTACTTGAATCTGTTGCATTTAATCCTTTGCCATAAATTTGTTGAGATATACCATTTATACAAGCACTATTTGTTGGGCTTCCATTAAATCGATCTAAAATATATTGAAAATAATTGTTGTCTGCGCCATATTGTACCCAGTCTCTATTATTTACTTCAATTATCTCTGGAGATGTATAAGTAGCCAAATTAACAAAACTAAATTCTGATGAATTTTTTGCAAATCTTCCTAAATTATCTCTTTTTTTATTTTTTTTCATAATTAAAAAACCTTATATGTATTGTCAAAAGAATTAAATGTCTTGTATATACCTAAATTTAAATTATAATATTCATCCTCTATTTGATCAATTTCCTGATCTGTGCAAAATATTTTATCTCTGTATAAAGTAACATCATTTGTTCTGTCTATATTCCAAAATAGATTATCATTCTCCCATAATTGATAATTAGTATTCCAAACGTTAAAATCGCTAAAAAATCTAACATCGTAAAAATGACCCTCTACTAATATAGGATTAAAAGATTGATTAAAAGTTAAATAATTTCCAGATATAACACCATTTGTAATATCATACACAACAGGAATATTTGTAGAATCGTCTGTTATTGATAATGAAAATTCATCAGCAAAAATTCGAGGAATTACTTTAAACGTTTGATCTGTTGTAATGGTTTTAAATACAATCATACCTATATAACGTAATAAACAAGTTATTTTGTATTAACATTATGCCAAAAAAAAAGCACCCAAAAAGAGTGCTAAATTTTTTATTATATTTAATTTATTAATTTGGTACTATAATATCTGAGTCTATCGGAGTTAAAAGTGCCGCACTAGCTAAAAATAGCGGAGCAGATTCTTCCATTCCTTCCATAACAATCGTAAATCCTGATAAATCTCCGGGAGCTGCTCCGGTAACTGTTGTGCCCGATGTTAGTTCCATTCCATTTTCAAAACCGCAAAGGAATACATTTCCGTAGTAATCTTCTACTGCGACGTATGGTCTTCCAACTGCTACAATTTGTAATTCGTTTTGAGTTAAAGCATCTAAAAAAGTAAATGTTGCATTTAATGTTTGAGTATAAAAAGTTGTTCCGTTTTCTCTTGAAGATGTTACTGTAGTTTCTAAACTTGAGCTTCCTTTAACGCTCCATTTAGTCCAACCTGCAACAGATCCTGTAAAAGCAGACACTTTACCATCTGTAAAGGTTACTGCAGTTAATCCTCCGAAATCTGCGAAATAAATCGTTTTTATTCCTCCAAAAGCTGTTTTGCAGGGTAAAGCTCTTCCCGTGGTAATTGTACAAGGCATAGTTATTTTTTTTTTTAAACAAGGGTAAGCAAGTTAACCTACCCTAATTTTAGTTAATTTTAAGCGTACTCAACAATATCAGAAGCAATTCCAAATTGGACCCCAGAAGTAAAACGCATTATCATTCTTACATTTCCGCTTCCATCGAGGTCTTGCATATCCAAAACTCTTATTTCTTGATTGTTATTAAGAAGCCCGCATCCAAAATATAAATTTTGAACTTCGGCTGCATACATTTTGTTATTTGACATTCCCGGACAAACAAAAATCTGTACACCATCTATAGTCAAACTACCATTATTCCACCATTGAGTTCCTTTATTATCTACACCCGCATTTGAGGTAGCTGCTACTGAAAATCCACCAAGTGCTTGTACATAAAATTTTGCAACTGAACTAGGAACGTAAATTCTTAATCCATCACGCCCGTATAAAGCATTTGGTAAAGCTGTTACTA